CCTGCTGTTGTTTTTAACTGGCGGTTAAACCAGCGCCTGACAATGTAATTGCGGGCGAAGCTGAGTGCCGTGAAGATCAGCGTGATGCCAATCGCTTGCGACTGGACATACGGGATGTCGTACAGGTCAGCTACAAACGGCCAAGCCGAGTAGCTCACAATGACGCCAATCACCATGTTCAATGTGACCTCAATCGCAGATTCCATTTTGCTTTGATCTGAAATCAACAGTCGTGGTCCTCGCCCCATTCGCTCATGTGCTTCTCAATTTCCTGCAAAATCCTGTCCTCATCATCAGCCTGAAGGTTTATCTGCCCTCCGTCCGCCGTTGTCACATCTGTGATAATATATTCGCCAGCGTAGCCAACGTCAGGATCAGGTGCATCAATATCAAACATCACGTTGATGTCTACTTCTTGAGGATAGAGTCCTCCGGTATCCACAAACGACATAATCGAACTGCTAGTTGGTCTTCTCATTAAGCGGGGCAATCTCATTGTTCCGCCTTAAAAATAGGACGATCATCACCATCAGGATAATGTCTAGCGAAGTACTGAAGCATTATGACGTTGCAATAAACATGATTCAGATGTGGCTCACCGCTTTCAGGGTCCAGTGCTTCGCCTTCCAGCATGGCTAGAACGTGTCGCAGCGCACAGCCCAGCGGGACGCTCCATCGCATTCCCTTCGCCCAGTTCCACTCCGCATACTTTGTTGCGCCGTAGGAAAATACGTCTACGGCACCGCCCAGCTCCACGCCAACCATCATCTGGTCCAGCATGGCGGTCTCTCCCTCCTGCCAGCGTTGCAATCCATACAACATCTCTGTGATCTCAATCCCCTGCGGGTGATTCAAAATGTCATGACGCCAGTTGTTCCGCCAGACAGAGACAGGGATGAGGTCTAGGGGTTGCTTATACCCGTTGTCGCGAGCGCCACTGCCCTTCTCATCACTGCTTAGGTCGCCAACCGCCATGTTCCATTTGGCAGACATTGTGTCGCTATACGCCATTCAACTCTCCAACTCAGAACGGGATGTCATCTTCAAACTCATCACCGGCTTCGGCGATGGGCGCAGTAGGGGCTGTAGCCGCTCCGCCACCCTGCTTTTTAGGAATCCAGTATTCAAGGTTTACCTGTTTAAGCTGACCGTCATCTCCAGCCTGCTTAATAGCCTCAAGATTGTAGCGAATGATGCCTGTTTCGCTGCCGCTTACCGCCGCCTGTAGAGCATCAACAACCGATTGGTCAATCTTAATAAAGCCGTCCAGAAAAGGTACTGCCGCCCGCTGCTCAGCCTGACTGCGGTCAGTGAACCAGCTAAACTGCTGCTTACGCTCCAGCCACTCTTTCTTTTTTTCTGTTGGCGTTGGATACAGTCGGCCTTTTCCTGCGGTAAGACTGTCAAATGCGTTATGTTTTTGCATGTCATTGTTCCTCGTAGGTAACTTTGATAGATCGGGTGTTGCTCGTTTTGTAAAAGGACGCGATGTCCAGTTCTTTTGCTAACAACTCTGGCTCACCGCCAAGAGACTCAAAAGCTTTTTTGTAATCCACCGATGGCTTGCGGTTGATCATCTGAATTTTTGTCGAGCCGTCGGTGACTGAGTGACCGTAGTGATCCACAATGCTTTTTTTCAGCTCATCTACCTGTGTCGAAATGGACAGCAGTTCCTCTAAAACGTGTTCGTTTTCAAACTCTAGCTCAGCCTTTCTAGACATCAGCTCTGAGATCCTCGCCACGCCAGCGTCTTCCACAAGGGTGTATGCAGCCTCCGGCTCACCACAGTGCTTATTCCTCCGGTCAGGGTCGTTGAACTCCGCCATAATAAAAACGTGCCAAGCCGTGTAGAGGTCGATGCGCGGGACGGTTCCTTTGACCGGCACAGGCAGCAGTCTGGCTGGCAGCATTTCATGCAGCCAATTTGGATTGCGATAGAGCCGCTCAATGTTTGTTTTTGGCTTTGAGGTAGGTGATGGGGACAGGTAGACAACAAAGTCCAGCCACTCCAAATCGCAAACCTCCATGACCATATTGCACTGCTGCAAATACATCGCTTTTTTGGGATCGAAAACGGAGTAGGGCTTTTTGGTGTACTGCGGGAACGGACACTTGATTTCTATCCCTCCGTCTAATCCAATCAGCCCATCGGGGCTGGCTCCCATAAAATCGTAGGTCTGGTGATTGACGAAATCGGTTTCATCCACTGTCACACCAAAATTCTGCTCGTACCACTCCTGTGCAAAAGACTCCATCATGGACCCATGCTCTACCGCTGGAACCATGACAAACTCAGACGGCTCGCCTGCTAGTTCACGCACCATTCGGCGCACCAGATCTTTAGGTGTGGTGTAGGCGTTAACGCCCTCTAAGACCCCCACCGCCGTTCCGCCGAGCTTCCCTACTCTCTGGGCCAGCCATTCTGCGCTTCCCTGCGCGACAGCGCTCAAGCTGTCCACCCATTAGCTTCGCATAGCTTTGCCCACATGGCCTCTACCCCATCGACAGGCTTCTTCCGGTTTTTCAGCGCCCCCAGCAGTTTTTTCTTGCCCGCCACCGCCTCTGGCCTCGTCTTTTTTGCAGTACAGTGCTTGGCGAAGTACTCTTCTTCAGAGATATAGTTGGCCTTTTTCTTAGGCGCAGTGACTGGGGCTGTCTCAGCTTTCTCGCCGTTATTCTGAAAGCTATCGGGGTCATGCCAAAGCAAAAACCCTAGCCCGAACTCGCCTGCGGCCTTAACGCGGCATCGTTGTTTCGCGTTGCCAATCAGCGCTGCATGGGGGTGGGCCAAAGCTTCGTCCCCCTCTGCCACCGGCAGTGATGTAATGATCGTATGGTCGCCAATGGTCATGGTGCATCGAACTTCGCAAGACCCTCCCTCGTAGTAGTGCGCCTCGCGCATGTGGTGATCCTCAGAGAAGGACCAGCTGTACTCAGGAAAATGTTCCATCATCAGAACGTGCATAGTGGCCCAAGGAAGATAGGGCATGTTTTCCACACCGCGACCCGTTGATTTAAATCCAAGGAACTTAACGTGTTGAGAAACGTCTACTCCGAAAAGCGTGTTCCAGATTTCTTTTCTTGTTATTGACATATAATACCTCGCCTTTAAGTGACAATACGAACGATATCACAGTTAAATCTAGTATCCTAATCAATGTAGCTATTTAATAATCTAGAACGATAGTATGTGCTTTAAAACACTACAGGTGTCGTGGCGACCGGACAGTCAGGCAAAAAAAAGCCCGCACTTGGCGGGCAGGATGCTGTTAGCAAAAGATTAGTCCTCGTTGCTGTCTCTTAATAACATCGCGAGCTGAGTTAGTCTCTCAATCCCGCGCTGGCTGTCGTTGTACACATCTGCCAGCAGCACCAGCTCTTGTCGATGGCTTAACTGTGCGCCTTCTAGGGTGATAGCGTCCGACAGCTCTCGGTCTGCTGCAATCAGCCGGTTGGCATCAATGCCGCCGCGCGGGCGACCGATTCCGCTGGTCCAATAGTATGGGCAAACATCAAACGCATCACAGAACTGAAAAAGGACCACTGGATCGCGAGGCATAGAACCCCTTATCCAAGCTGACACGGTAGCGGGCGTAATCCCCAGCTTGTTTGCGATCATGCTTGCAGCCCCGTGCTTTGGCAGATTATGCCGCAGCAAAAAGCTGCTAAATCTGTCGGCTCGTTGTGCTTTTTGTTTTTGCTCTGGGCTTTCCATGTCGCTATCGGTCAATCCGTGAAGGTCTAAGTCGTTCTGCATATTACACCTCCAATGTATAGGGGGAAAACCCTATTTATGTGAAAAATGGTCTTACACTACGCACGGTATACCTGCTATTAGAGAATAGCAATCTGTAATACGATTATCCGTTCCGAGTACAACATGTCGTGCCATTAGTGTCGAGTAGGCATTTCCATACCATTTTCATTCCACATATTAAAAGTTAACTATAAATATCCAGTGTTATATTCATAGAATGTAATCTAAATCAGGTACTGAAAGGCGGCAGCCTAAACGCCCCGCTATATGTAAAGTAAAACTTTATTTGTCATCTATGGCGATGTTTGTTGATCTGTAGGCGTGTTTTGGTTTAGTGTAGCACAGATCAGCAAGGAGATAGCCGATGACAACCGATCAGTTTATTCAGCGCCTAGAGCGCTCAGCCGCAGCAGCGAAAGAAGATCTCGACAGGCACATCACCCGTATTGAAGTCCGAAAAACCAGTGTAGATATCGCGTTTGCGATTTTGGTGTTTAGCGTGTTGGCGTTTGCACACATGGTGGTTGCGTGATTGAGGCCAAGCTTGAAGACTTCATCTCCCGCCTCGACAACTATCGCTCCACCGGAACCGACAAGTATATCGCCCGATGCCCCGCTCACGAAGACAGAAGCCCCTCTCTCACTGTCGGGCTGGGTAGGGATGGCGGAATCATTCTTCACTGCTTCGCTGGATGCTCAGCGCAGGATGTTGTTGAGTCGGTCGGCATGTCGATGTCTGATCTTTTTCCTGACGATGGCTATGAGAG